CGTGGTTTCAACGTTTTTTCTGGTTATTATAAAGGCAGGGATTATTTGAAGATTAACAAATCAATTAAACCAGATTTTATATATGATGATATATCTCAGTTATTTTCACATCTTAAAGCTAAATCCATGAAATTTGATGTTATCATTAATGATATTGGTCGTCCTGTAAATAGTGAAGCAATCATTGATATGGCTAATGAAACGGCTATTCAGTTTCTTAATGATGGTGGGTATTTGTATACAAAAACATTCGCTAATCCTCATCATCTTTGGTCAATGAAATGTTGGTCTGATATCACATTACCATATGAGTCAAAAACATGTACAGAGAGAATTTTTAGATGTGTATATCAACAAGGTCGCGATATCAATGATTTTTATAAGTATTATGATAGACCCGGTTGGAATCGTCGTATAACCGTCCATGTTATACCTACTCAAGATCATTATACATTTTCCAACCTTTTCTTTAATGGTAAGTTGGGTGATCTGGATTTAGCCAGTTTGCGCCCTTCGGATACTAACAACGATCCAGAGGGAACAACTTTCGAAGTTGATTGTCTTTCAGGTTTTGCTAGTGCGAGCAAAACAACATATGCCATCAAACACTACCGGAACGCAGTTTTCATCGCTCCATCTTTGAAATTGCGTGATGAACATTTATCCCGTGGTGTAATGTCTTACACGCCGCATATGTTCTTTAGCACAAAAAATGATTTTTCAAAATATACTCATGTTGTTGTTGATGAGGCTTTTCAAATGAATGTTTGTTATTTTTCTTTAATTAACCATGTTTATCCTAAATTACGTATAGTTTGTTTAGGTGATGTACATCAAACACCTGCCTGCGATTTCATCAAAGCGGGTTGTTTCAAAACGTTATATGATTATGGATTACGTAATAATTTAATTGATGTTTATAAGATGCCCAAAGATGTTGTCGAATCTGTAAATAAGACATTAGGTTTCAATATCCGAACACATTCGAATATTAGTAAAAGTATTTATACTTATATAGGTAAACTCGATAAATTAGTAACATCAAAATTGCCTATTATTGTGTTTAATCACGCCACCTGTGAACGTTTGATTGGTATGGGTGCTAATGCTCATACTATCACAACTTACACTGGTTCGCGCGCACCGATTGTTGTGTTCTATATTGATTCCGCGTCCATTGAATCTCAATTATTAGCCAAAAGTAAATATGTGTACACAGCATTATCTCGTCACACAGATGCTTTGGTTTTGTTCGGTGATGTCGATGGGTTAGTTAAAAGATATAACATTGCTCCAACACCTATATCTAAGTTGGAAGATATTATGGGTATTCACATATCACATGCTATTGATTTACCTGAAGAAAATGAAGTCGTGCCGACAGTTGCACCTGGTTTACATCGTGATGTTGGGTCTAAGAAAGTTGCTCAAGCGATCATTTCAAATGTTTTACATCCTGTTAATGATCCCAGCGGTGATTTCATCAGTACAGCTACACTCAACGTTCCAACGGTTGAATCTGGTAAACTACGAATTAATAAGGATATGTTGCATGACTATGGTAAAGAAAGTACCGTTCATCGCCTTCAAGAGCAAAAGTTTGCTAAACATCAAATGTCTAATAACGTTCTTGAGGGTGTTCAAACTTTGGTTAAACGGTACAGTAGGAAGTATAACACCAATGATAAACGTGATATGGAGTACACATTAACTGAGTTATTGAATGGGTTGAGCATGGCCATTTATGGTAACGAACATTCAATTAAGAGGCTTCGTAGAGAAATGTTTATGAGTGTTGAGTATATAACAAAGAGACAGCGTGAGTATATAGATAAACTTAACACCAAATTGAAAGACAAAACTATTATGGCTGAGATAGATCAAGTTTGTAAATTAAATGAAGAACAACTAAAATTTTTTAATAAGAGGCAATCCAAATTTGATCCAAAAGATGGATTTGATACTAGTGACAAAGTTGGTCAGGGAGTAGCAGC